ACGGCTTTTATAGCTTTTTTTCTTTTTCGCGTTTTAATAGAGTCGGAGCCCTCTAAGTCTGCAAGAGGGTTAGCCTCAATGAACTTTAGTACTGCCGCTCTTAGAGTTTTACTACGCTTGCTCACCTGGGAGCCTCGTCTTCTATTCAAATAGGTAGACTCTATCTTAATAACTATGGAGTCAGTACTATCTGATTTCGCAATATCAAGTTCGAACCCTAAATCCTTAAGTTCGTTAATAATTCTAGCTCTAGCGGCCTCGGAGTCTGAATCTGTACTTTGCTCTAGACCTTTAGCAATATTTAAAGTTGCCTGATCAATAAATCTCTCAAATACTCCATAACCTTCTTCATGCCCTGCGTCAAAGAAAAATCTAGTGCTTCCCTTAGTGCTTCCATCCTTATTTTTGGCTAGATATTCTTCTGCGTTCTCTGCAAGCCATAATTGCATATCTTTAAAGTAATTATTAATAATCTCTCTATATACTATTTTAACCCTAGCAAACACTGGTAGATCTAACGCATCCATTTTATAATAGTCTGGCAAAGGTATCGTTGTATCACTAGAAAAAACTAAGGTTACTTTACCTCCTGGCTTGGGTAGTTTAGTCTTTGCTATTTCTTCTAATTTTGCTATTAGTAGGTCTCCGTGCTTATTGGCCAGATCTGTTAAAGCTATTTTCATCTTTCTACGTATATCGGGAGGTATTTCAGAACCCCCTTTTTTTAGCTGTGCTAATGTCTGTGCAACTAAGGTTCTTTTGTTAAATACAAAAGTGTGTTGCTCTAGATTCATTACAGATCGGTACTCTTTGTATCCTTCTAACTCCTGATGCAACCTATGCACGAATAAGCCTAATGATTTTTTACTCATCTAAAAGTTTTTATATAGATCCAGAACACGCTTAATATGGTCTGGAAATGCTACGTTATTGGCTTGAGTAGTGCTTGCAGCATTCTGCACGCTAGCGCCCTGCATTGTACGTCGTTCTTTGTGCTCATCTTTGAGATAATAAGTTATCATATCAATAACGGCTAGCTTAAGATCTGCGGGACACTCTGAGTATCCTGCGGTATATACAACACGCACTGCACCAGGGCCTTTTGCCCAAGATTTATAAGAGCGGCCACCTGTTGTGCGTAACACGCTATCAGTAGTAGGGTCTAGATAATATTCGAAGGCACTAGTTGTAAGAGGTACGTATGCTGCATCATATGTGTTTCTTTCCTCTACGCTGACTATAGTATTAACGGGGCTCTCTGTCAGTTGCAGGACATGAGTATCCCAGTTAACATTTAATACTTCAGTTTTATTAGTAGAGTAGAAGTCTACTATACTATTACCACAATAAGTTTTTACTAATTGACTCACAGAAGGGATTAGAGTATTAAGGCGCAGGTCTTCCTTGGGGGAAGAGATACCCTCTGCCTCTTTATATTCTTCAATTGTTACAAAATCCACCATAATAAGTCCATTAGTAAAAACTTAGGGGAGCGAACTCCCCTTCGTTTTTAGCTTTTATTTAGCTAGCTAAGTCGATCTTAACAGCAGAACGGTTACCTGCAGCATCCGCAACCAACTCTTCAAAACCGAGTGATTGAGTAGCAACGATAACACGACGCTGATTACCAACTTCGTAATCCTGCTCTACAGTTACACCACGAAGACGTGGGATACAGTAGTTACGCAGGTTAACTGCGAATGCGGCAGGTACGCCAGCAGCTTCATCAGCAAAGCTGTCAGAAACGATTACTGGTGAGCCATAGACTCCGCCAATAGCACCAGTCAGCTTGGTAGCAACATCAGAACCTACATCGGTAATGTCAGCAAAGCCAGCATCTTCGATCAGTTCGTAGTAACGAGCTTGTGAAACAATATAAGCTACGTCGGATGGGTTGATACCATACTTGCCCATCATCTTACGTGCAGACATCAGCTTAGCAGCGGTCAGAACGTCGCCAGCGCCGATACCTAGAGGAGTAGCATGAGCAGTTGCGTATCCGTCAAGACCAGTGATTGAACCAGAACCATTGATGATAGCGTTATCAACTGCACGAGCGTGAGCACGAGCAACTGAGTCAACAAGCATAGGCATCAAGTTAACGAGTACTTCTTCGTCAATATGGTTGTCCATGAAAGTCTGGCTAATCAAACGGTAAGCATTCAAGATTACTTGTGAAGGCTGGTAAGTGCTGTTTGTAGCACCACGATTTTCCAAGTTACCACCAGCGGCTGCGCCAGTTTGGAAAGTAGCAGCTTCAACATCAGGCTGGATTGGCAGTACAGTTGCTGCACCATTTACTCTGATTTCACGGAACAGACCAGCTGTACGCAAGTTCAAAGTAACTTCTTTCTCGATCATACGAGCAACTTCCTGGTCGATATCACCAGCGTTGGTAGCATAGTCGATACCAGCTTTTTCGAACAAGTCACGGCCAAACTTAGTGCCGTCAATGCTTTTGCCAGTCATAGTACCTAACAATGAAGCATACATAAAGTCCTGGCCCCACTTAGATACGTCGCCTTTTGCCTGACCACGGTCAGAGAAAACACGCTTGCTGTCACGCATTTGAGAGATTTCGGTAGATTTCTCTTCCAAATCTTTAGCGAACTTAGCAATAACTTCGTCATATTTTGCGTCTTTAGCAGACATTTGTGCCTGAATGTCAGACATCAATCGCTCAACACCAGATTCAATACCATTTTTGATAGTGATATTCTGTGCTTCGATTGCATTTTCTTGAGCTGCTTTAGCTTCGTATTCTGCTTTTTCAGCTGCTTTTTGCTCGGCTTGCTTCATTGCGATTTTGGCAGCAGTTTCATCAGCTACTTTTTTAGCAAAAGCTTCCAAGTCGATAGTGGATGATTGATCCATTTTGATCTCCTTTGTTGCGGTAATTTCCGCGCTTTTCGGTGTGTGGTCACTAGCTACGCTAGAAGTATTAACTTCGTCCTTAGCCAGAGACTGACCGGCTAGATCTACACGATTAGTGAAAGTTTTTTTGAAGGCTTCGTATTCTGCATCAGAATCAAAAGACTTCGCCAGAGAAAAAGTAGCTGACTGATTGCATGGTACGGAAACAACCGAAACTTCAAACAACTCAGCATCCTTAATCATTAGTCCATCGGTTTCTTTAAGGTAATCGGCATCCTTGACTCTGAAACCGACAGAAAAGGCTCCAAGAACACCGTCTTTAACAAGTTCAGCTACATTACCAGGTGCATTTTTACTGATCTTACACTCTAGCTCTAGCCCGTTTGGGCCAGCTTTGATACCTGTTGCTCTACCAATTGGTCTATCATAGTCATGATTGAATAGAATAATTGGATTTTTTTCAAAGTTTTTTAATCCACCTTTTTGCCAAGCTTCCGCAGAAATTGAGTCACCCGCGCGATCGAAATCAGCCGTACTTGCCATGCCCCGGATCATAACAGAACCATCGTCATTTTCGAGAGCTTTAAAAGTAGAAGTAAGATTAAAGATTTTATTCATTATCTTTCTCTTCTTTAACTGCTGGTTTAGCAGCAGGCTTGACCGCAACCTTAGGAGCTGGTGTTGGTGCTTTGGGAGCTGCTGGTACTGGTGTAGGTGCTACAACGGGTGCCGGCGTCTCTTTTTTCTTGGCAATCATGGCTAGTAGCTCTGGCTGCTCAGTTAGTAACATTGGTACCATTCTAGAGTACGCTCTGAAAACGCTGCGTAGGCCCGAGAAAAGGATTGGCTTATCAGTAGAAGCGATATACTCTGCTTGAGTAAGTACTTTTCCTTTTTCAACAAAGTACATGGCGAGTGTTGCTAATGCTGCTTTACGTTGTCTTTTATTCGACATTTGAGTCTCCTGGTGTGGGATCTTTGGGTGCACCACCTAAATCTGGATTGGCGGCGGAACCTGCTATATTTGCTGGTACTCGAATTTCTTCGGTGCCATCGACTACTGCGGCGAACCCAAGTGCGTCTCGCGCTTCTTGAGGGGTAATGATACCGCCATTTACTAGTGAAGTATAATAGGCGGCTGCATCACGTAATTCAGGCTGTAGTGCAGGTATATCGCTAACATCTTCTTTTAACTCAAACCCGAAAAATCTTTCGAATGCAAAATTAATTTTTCCAACAATAGGTAGTATAGTCTCAAGATAATACATACGCATATTTGGGCGAATGTTAGCGTTATTTCCCGAGTCTAACATAATTGGAGGCACTCCAAGTGCCTTCAAAATAATCTTTTCGCAGTCTGCAATCGCTGCTTGAAAATCTAATTCTTTAAAATTCACGTTTGACAGCGAATCTACTTCGATACCACCGTCTAGAATTAATGGTCGACGACCTCCCGCTTCTGGAGAGTATCGTGCCTGCCAAGACATCAACATACGGTCTTTAATCTTCTCAGACAAAGTATTTGGTGATCTTAACACAAGTCCTGGTACTGCGCCGTTCTTGAAAAAGTTATCCTGAAACTTACGCATACTTGTTATCAACTTCATAGTACGTAATGCAGGGCTTAAACGTGGAACGCCTCTATAGATTGAGTAGAATGAGTTTTCTTTAATGTGTATAATCTCGCTAGGCGAGTAGTCAATTTTACCGTTGAAGGAGTAGTGGCTAACATAAGTAGTATCGCTAGCATGAATAGTCATCTTACTTGCAGGAAGGTGATATAAATGTACGCCATCAAAGTAGATAAAGATATTACCATCAATCAAGTAGTCAATAATCATGTTACGCTTGAATGAGTTAATATCTTGAAAAGGGTTGGGCTCGTAGTTTAATAGAAGATCTACTCTTGCACGCTTGATACCCTTTATTACGCTAGTACCTTTATGCTGCACGCCTACAGTAGTAGGTATCTCGGCACAGTCATCAACAATTATATTTACAGCTCGGTTAACAATCTCCAGCTCTTCATAGGCTCTTTCATAAGAATAATGAGGCTCGCGAGAGGGCTCCGTTTTATGGTCAAAGTATCTCTGAGCAGGATTGAGTTTCTCCTCTAGATCTAAATCATCTTTCGCAGATCTAGTGAAAATATTTTCATACCAAGCCATATTTTTCTCTCTGTATCTCTACCCAGCGCATCTGCTTTAATGCTGTTCCGAGTGCGGGATCTTTGCCATAAATTGAGTGCAGCTTTAAGTGATGGGTGTGGCACAGCGTCACAGTATCATCATACAACTGACTTGAATGTTCTTCAATAAAATCATCCCGAAGTGATTGTATATACTCAGGGTTATGCTTGTTCTTTAAAATCCACTGATTAAGTAGTGGAGTAAGGCTGTAGTAATGGTGAAAATCAAGCTGCTCTGTTTCGTTACAAATCTCACAAGCCGTTCCCTTCTTATACTTAGACTTTGCCTTGTCTCGAACATATTTGACTATATCACGTTTTAACGTAGGCATTTCGGTTTCCAGGATCGATTTTTCATTAGAAGAATTATAACTAGTTTAAGGTAGCATGTCAATAATTATTTTTAAGCACCTGTCATCAAAATGTAGTAGCCGTTGTTTCGAACGAATATAATGCGTAACGTATAGCATCAGCCATGTGGGAGGCCATATTATGTTTAGGCTTCTCTTTTATTAAGTTTGGGTTGGGATCCCACTGATATGCATCTAGGCACATTAATGACTCTTTTTGTAGCTGATCTACGAATAAGAAATCATTGTCTACAAGGGAGGCAACATGAGAAATTCCGTCCAAGACCGATTTTTTCGCGTTAATAGTGGATATTCCATAATTCTGCGCGAAATCGAACCGTGTCTGCTGAGCAGCACTATCAATATAGATATAATCAATATCCCAACGATCTATAAGTTTCTGGATTTCTTCTGCATGCTGCTCCGTTGTTCTCTCTGCATTTAGATACTCATCTACTAGGTAGTACCGTTCTGTATCCCAATCATATGCGATTACGCACATTGCTGTTGGATCTTTAAAACCAACGTCCAACCCCGCAAAGACATCCATACGACTAGTGTCAAAATGAGATAAATCTTTTACGTTGTCTTCAAAATTAAACTTCCATATCTGTCCTTCGTAGGTATTAAAGTCAGCCTCATACTCTTGCCTGAATTCTGCATCAGACATAGACTTACGGGCTTCTTTAATGTCAGTTTCAGACATACGGGGGTTGTCACGATAAGTTGCACGAATTGAACACCATTCTTCAAACTCATCTGAGTAACCTCTATAATAGAACTCAGAGAACCAGTTGTTACGACCCCGTGGGGTCGATATAAAAATCGCTTTTGAGTTAGGCTTATCGAGGGTAGGACGAAGTGCTACGTTGAACGCGTCTCTTCCATCAGCCAAAGCAGCTTCGTCAAAAATAATAAGATCGTAAGAACGGCCAACACAAGAATCAACTTGATTGACCGATCCCATACGGATTGTAGAGCCGTTCGATATTTCAATAACTTTATCTTTTGCATTATCCTTGGTAACCTCTAAATCAAAATGCTTTATCAGATTCCTTTGTAGATCAAAGGAAATCTGAGACAAGGCATAGTTGGGAGACATTATAAGGATATTGGATCCTGGCACTAGAGAAACTAGCTGTCCAATAATATTGGCGATGTATGTTTTGCCTTGTCGCCTCGATACGGCGGCGCACACAAATCGATACTTCGGATTATTGATCGCATTGATAATTGCTACCTGCGATGGAAGCGGTTGTACTCCCAACAAATCCAAGTATGGAGGAATTGGGAGCTTCAAGAACCTTGTCTCAGATTGTAACTCTAAAATACTATCGCCGGTTATATCTCGTCGGCTAATTTCAATTGCCATTTATTTACTCTTCTTCATCATCCAGTAGAAGATCTTCGCCATCCTCGTCTGTAGTATAGTTACCATCAGAGTTTAACTCAGTTATATCTTGTTGGTATTCCCTGTAAGTATTATATACAAAGGTGCTTTCGGCTATGCGAGCTTCTATAGGGCTTGTAGACCCCGCAGCTTGTATAGCCGCCTCCTCTGTTTCAAATTTAAACAGCTTTCCTTCTGGATTACGATAACACCAAGTACCACGTTTTAAATAAATCATTACACTAATCCCATTAATACTGCTACACTGGAAAGCAGTAAGCTTTTTGCTATATTATTATATCTTATCTAGTATTAGGTCGAATGATGCAGAAGCAGTAAAGTTATTTGCTGAAGACACTATTCTAAAATCAATATCAGTTTGTTGTATAAAACGCAGAGGAACTTCATAATTCTGTGATACTGTAGTTTCATATAGTCCTACTGTAGACTTAACTTTAAAAGAGGCTACTTCAAAGTAGTTCTCTCTAGCGTAGAGTCTTATCAGGGCGTCGCCGCCCTTTCCAACACCTACAGTGGCTCCACATAAATAAGCGGTGTAGCCCCGTGGTATTGTGTAAATTGATTGTAAAGTTTGTCCATCACCTGCTAGTATGCTGGAGACTATTGTACCTGTGCCGGACACTGTTCTAACAGTAATCTTTCCGACGTTTGTCTCGCCGGAATCATAGATCATACGATAAATGCGTCTATATGCTTTAGTTGTAGGAACTGTTACTGTTCCCGCCATGATGATAGTTTCATTTTGCATATCCCAATTCTCATCGAGACCATAAATTGTAACACTATCAGTATCAGAGGTGCTGGTACTTATTAGATATAGAGTTACAGCTCCTGCATCAAACTCTCCCCAAGGGTACAAACCGCCCTCGCTCCAAATAGTTTGAGTCCCAATGACAACATCAAGATTGCTGCCGAACTTATGTTC